AAAATGGTACAATTTGTTCTACAATTTGAAGACAGTCATCTTGTGTTTTACTAAGAACGTTTAATTCAAACTCAAGGTTATATGGAACTGGAACGTATGTTTTCTTTAGACCTTCACTATTTTCCTCAGTCAAACAATATTGTACTGGACTTTGTTTACGTGTAGGATCATATACCATCCCTGTCATCTCAAATGCTAAACGAGGAAGAGTAATAGCATTTGGTCTTGTAAGTTGAGGTTGCTCTGTTAAACGAGCAAGAAACTTTTGACGTGGACCATATGCCAAGGGAACTTTCATCCTTTGATATACTGATCCGTCATCATGATATTTACGAATTTCAATATCATTAAATAAGGTGCCGAATCCTACGACACTCTTTCTCATAATTTGATTATATTGGTATGTACCTAGCATAATTAACTCCTATTGCCAAATTCTCCAAATGGGTTTCTTTCGGTAAAATCTAAAATGTCATCACCTGTATTTTCAAATTCAATATTAGATGCAAATGCGTCTTCCATATCAAGTTCATCAAAACTAGATATATTTATAGAGAAACCAGATTTAAAACCAGTTAATGTCTCTCCTACTTGATAGGTATTGTAATTGCTATTTGCATTAAATGCTCTCAATTCAATCCATGCTTCAGCAGGATCCCATTGATTTATCATAGAGGTAATACCAGTTATAGAACCAGTAACCATTTCTCCAAGAGAAGGTTCTCCAGATAAAGTAGAAGTATCATAATAGTATTTAACAACAAATCCTTCATCCTCTTGACTCTCAAATATATCTCCACCTGCAGTTTCGTTTGAGTACTCGAAGAGTTCACATTTTAATTCATAGGTATATAACTTACCAAATTGATAAAATGGTTTTTCATGTTCTACAAATTTAATTTCAAACAAGTTAGATGTTAGTGGAAAATATATTAAATCTCCTTCACTAGGTCTAGTTCCAACAACAATTTCATCAACACCCGTCATTTGAATTGCAAGAAAATCTTCATAGAGTTGTCTTGATATTGTTAAAGTAATTTCATCTGTAGATCTAATTCCAAACTTAGTTAAAATATCTCCAGCACCTTGAAATCCCTCAGTATTCTCTAAGTAAGCATATGTTAAAAATGCATCATCAAATTGAGAGATAACTTCTTCATTAAGTATAGTATCTCTAGAAATAAGTTTTCTTGGAATGTAAAGAATATCAAGACCAAACATTTTAACAAACTCGTCTACCAGCGACTGCTGGAGCATTTGTTCATTTCTTGTGCCGTGTCTGAAGAAAGTATTTTTTGCCATTTTATCCGATCATATCCATTGGAGGAAGTTCATATCTAGATGACATTTCTGCTTCAATTTCTGCAATCTCTGCAATTGCATCATCATATAACTGTCTACCATTCATGGTAATACCACCTGGTAATTGAGCACCTTGAAACTTAATTAGATTTTGTCCCCATTGTTTTTTAATCAATGCAGTGACATATCTTTTTAAGAATGGATCATTGAATACTTGTGTATTTTCTGTAGGATCTAAAAGACGATAACAATCAATAATTACAAATGCACCTTCGTCTACAAAGTCACGATCAGTATCAATATAAAGACGATCTTGACGTTGATTAAATCTAAATGGAATAAAGTTACCATTATTTAATACCATATCTAATGTTTCAAGATATGATTTAACCATGTAATAACTTAAGATATCAACAGATCCAAATTGATATAAGTCATTTAGGAATAATTGATATTCTAATCCAAATAAATTACTTCTTATATTACTTCCTTTAATACCAAAGACCTTATTAATACCTAGTACTGAAGGTGGTATAGATAAGAAATTAGATCTATTTTCCCATTTTGTTTGTTCTTGTACACCTGTAATTTTAATCTTAGCATCACCACTACCACCTGTAAAAGTAATCTCATCGTCTACTTTAAAACCACTACCAGCAATATTTATTCCTACATCTGTTAACTTACCATCTACTGCAGTAAGATCAAAAGTGGCACCTACTCCTGTACCACCAGTATAAGCAGCAGCAACAGTAGCAGTACTATATCCACTGGTACCTTCTTCTATTATCTGTACAGTTATTATTCCACCTGTAGCAGTTCCTAATAATTCTTCTTCATCCAATCCTTTAAATTTACCAACATCAGATGCTGTAAATTTATGTTTTAAAAACATTCTCTCACTACCATTGTAATGACGCTCATTAAACATTTGAAGAGCGTCATCGATTAAATCATCAATTTGATCATCATCTACGTTAATTTCCAGAACTGGTTTGCCTAATCTACGTAAAGCATATTCTTTCAGATCTGATCTACTTGCTGGTTGCGACATCGGGTACGCATAAAAAAAAGTCCTCTACCTATTTAGCAGAGGACTGATTTGTTAACCTTCAACGTGTTGTGAAATAAGTTCTTGTTTACCTGAATCTAATTCAACCTCTCCTCCATCTTCTTGTTCTTTTGCCATTTTGAGACCTTCGATGGCACCTTGTAAACGAAAGAATTCTTCTTTCTTTGCATTGAGAGTTGTATCAAGTTCTCGAATTTCATCAACGAGTTCTTTCATGTTTTTTTCAAAACGTGTAATCATCTCAGTTACTGTCATTATGTCCTCCTATAGAATGGTATAATTGTCATGACACTTTTATTTATAAGGGTTAATTTAACATTTCATCGTCAGGATCTGGTGTTTCTTGACCGTCAAAGTGATCTGATTTATTCTCAGGTTCTTCAGCAAGGAATGCTTCATAATCTGGATAATCTGGATCAACTTTACCAGGTTCAAGAATAGTTTTACCATCATCATCAGTCCAATTTGCTTCTTTAATTTTAGCGTCTTGACGTTCTGCAACAACCATCCAATCAATAGTATCAGTGCAAGATGAATCTTGTGCTTCAATAGAAATAACACCTGCTTCAGTAACTGTAGCACGAACTTGTGTCCATCCTTGATTATTAGTAACAAATACTTGAGGATCTCTACAAAGTAATTCCCATGTACCTGGTGTTAAACCAACTGACTCATCCATATTAACCGTTGCAGTTCCATTAACAAGTGCAACTTTGTTTCTATAAATTAGATCAGGACGTGGACCCTCAACGAATGAGTGAACTAGATCTTTAGTTTCAGTAAGTGCTGGAAGTGGATGAGGAATACGGAATGTACCAGATCCTTTGGTTAGAGTTCCTAAATGATATGCATCACCGTTTGATCTAAAGTAATGCTTTTTATTACTTGACCACTCACCACAACCATCACTTTCACATGAATAACCATAGATAGAAAATTCTTCATTTGAATCATCATTAAGATGTAATTCTAATCTAGAACTATTTGAGGATGGAGTTACAAATCTAAAACCATATGGGTCGGAGTTTGTACCATAACCTGTCTGACGGAATCTAATAGTGTTTGTAGTAATGGTTGGACAACGCATCTCACCCGTAACATCTAAGTTAATACCAGATGCTGGGTTTGTACCGATACCTACTCGACCTGAGATATAGTTTCTTGCTTCATTGTAAATATAAAGTCCATAATGTTCTGAGGTAACATTAGCAGGAATATTACCAGCACTGTCTCTATCACTTGTTCTCCAGTTTAAACCACGAAGGTTAAAACCAATTTGTAGACCACGCATGGTAGAAGTTGTACCACCATCCATTCTGGTATAAAGTACTAGACCATAACTATTGTTTACAGTAGTTCCATAAACTCTATCTTCAACACCTGTACCAATTCTATTATAGAAATAACCACCAATCATTGAGTTAGTTCTGGAACCTTGACGAGTGTCCATATAACCAGTGAACAATCTACAATTTGCCATATACCCAGGAGAACCACCCTGTGATGCACTAAGTCCATTATACACATCTGCTTCAAATGCATATGCATTATCCATTCTACCATTACGGTAGTTTCTACAGAATGATCTTACTCCTCTTGGGTTTACATAACGTCCACCATAAAGGTTAAACATAAGACCACGAGTTCCTTCACCATAACCTACATATGCAGCAGCATAGTTTCTCTTATCTGTATATCCAACTCTAGAGTATGCATAATTAAGAGATGGATAGATACTGTCAAGAAAAGCATCTTGCTGGTTACCATTACCAATATACACTTCACCAGGACGACCCTGGAAACTCATACTAAAGTCAGAATAGGTAGTTCCGTATCCAGTTTGAGTAGTGATATTATAATTACTAGTTTTAGTACCATTAAGATACATTGCTTTACCACGTTCTCCCGAAGCTGCTCCATTAGCAGGAACAGTTGTAGAATAAGGAAGTGCATCTCCTTGTGGTGGTAAGTAGTAACAAGTATATCTATCGTTCCAACCAGGATCAAGAGCAGTACTTGCACCTGTTCCAGTATTAAACAATCCGACTCTATTCCAACGTCCTTTTACCCTTGCATTGTCTGGAGGAACAAAGTTAACGGTAGAACCATTTGTGAATGAATATGTTCCTGCAGCATTAATTGTACCAGTAAATAATTCATCCCAACCAGGATTATTTAATCTAACAAGAAATCTTTCTGGATATGGATCTGTATCTGATGTTCCTGGTCTATAGCAATTAATGTTTCTATTAAATGTACCAGAATTACTACCACCAGCATCATTAATATCTCCATTAGTTCCACCTATTGCAGTACCAAGTCCAGTATTACTCATAGTCAGACCTTGGTTATAATGGAATTTATGACCTTCTTCTCCCCCAGTCATAGAGTTTTCTGTGGTTTTTTCAACATAAACCCAAACGTTTCTAGCAACGTTATTTAAAGTAAAACCACCTTGTCCATCAGCAGTAGCAGTTCTAGTATAATTTGTAATCTCAATTTTTACAATTTTATATCCATCAAGTTCATAGTTTAATCCAATAGGACCATACTGTTTCATTACATCAGCAAAAACAATTTTAGTGTCACCTGTATTAATACCTTGATTAGTAGTAAGAGATGCAATTGGGTTTTCATATCTTGGTCTACCACCTTGAGAAGATCCAGTATTACTTTCAAAATATCTACTCCAGTTTCTGTAATAGCATAAATTTCTAATCGTATATTGTGTTCTCCAAGAATGCATCTGACGGTTATTCCAATAACCTAAAAGATACATCATAGAATGACCAGAGTACCTATAATCAAATTGATCATAACCTCTAATCATATGAGATGTAGAAGGACCCCATCTCATAATACCTACATGATCACGGAATCTTGTAGGACCATTAACATCTAATTTTGCTTGACCATCAAAACTACCAGTAAGATTAATACCAACTCTATAACTATCGAGATATAGAATATCTCTTAACTGTTCTGTAGTACTATCATAGTTTCTACCATATGCTCTAAATCTCCATTGCTCAGGACCTCTTTGATCAGTTCTAGAACGCATCCATAATGCTTCATTTGTCGAACCACCGCTACCATTAGGAACTCTCCATCTAAAATACCAACGATTGGAATCAGTAGCAGTTGTAAATCTCCAACGATAATTACCATCAGAAGATCTAAATTCTGGACCTAATTCTCCTTGGTTTGCAAAAGTTGTACTAGGTAAAGTTACAATATCAAGAGGTGAGTTTGGTGAAATTGTATTAATACCAACTCTTTTGTCTGCACGAACAGACATTACAATATCACCAGAATCTAAATTTTGTGAATTATTTCCAGAATCTCCAGCGTAAATATCTAATCTTTGACCAACATTACTGACATTTGTAGAGGCAAATCCAGTAGAATATCTTGGGTTATCGTTATCTGGAAATACTAATGTAGGTGTAGTTGTATTTCCTAATGATGTATCTTGATGAATATGTAATCTAGCAATTGCAGTTTCTCCACCCACTGCAGTTTTAGCACCGAATGGACCTAGTTTTGCAATACTATTAAGACCAGCAGAAATTACTGGCATACCAGAAATATCGTTTGCTCTAAAAGAATCTCCAGTAGTTGTATTAGTGTTTAGTGTAAGTATTTGACCTAGAGATGCATGAAATGATATAGCGTTATCATTAGACACTCTCAAAGTAATAGGGTTATTATCAAACCCTTTAAATTCAATTTTCGGTTCGTCGGTTTCTCCCACATTGGGAGTTATTAGAATGTCCTTATCAGTATTTGCCATTGATCAGATCTTTCCTATGTGATTATTTATAAATTAACCCTACGACGTAGTGCTTCAAAATTTTGAGCAACTTCTTCATCGGTTAATGCTTTAGTGTGTACAGTAACATGATAAACTTCCATGGGAAGATATTCACCATTAAAATCAGATCTACTTCCTATTGTATACCCTGATATACCTCCTTCATCACCTCCAGATGCAGAGGTTACAACAACTTTAACACCATTTTTATATCCTATAACATTAGATGCATTTGTTGTTCTATCAAACTTAACACATAAGTATGCAGTTTCACCTGGAATAATCTCAATTGATGTACTACCAACTTCTAGAGGCATCCAACCTCCTTTTGGAGGATTTACCCAAACAGTATTGCTACTGGGACCAAGTGCAATTTCTCCTCTATCAATGACACCATTAGTTCCTGCAATTCTACTATATGACCCTCCCCTGGCAAGACCCACAGGTCTCTTTATTAACATAGAGATAGTCCAAATATTAGGACTATCTAAATCAAATACAAGACCATGACTTTGAGCACTATTTGCAAAGTAAGTACTTGTAAATGTTCCACCTGCTATCTCACCATCATTTCCATTACCAGAATGATCTTGAATATGAAATGGTGTTTTTCGATATCCTTTGTTAGAAGGGTCTAAACAAACTGCAATACCATCAGTAGAAAGGTTAGTTCCATGAGTTGCTGACATAATTTTTAAGTGTATCTAGAAACAAATGCATCATAATTATTTACAATTTCATTTACTGAAAGTGCCCTATTGTATATACCAAAAATACCTAATCTACCTTTTAAGTAGTCAGGATAATTAGTTGGATCTTGAATTCTTCCAACATATCTTAACTCAAGATTATCTCCAACTCCAAATGACTCAACTTCAACACCATCTAAATATGTTCTTGCAACGTTAGAACTAAAATTCATACAAATATTCATCCATTTTCCAGCACTCATGTCAGCAACAGAATGATTTGGTGTAGTGTCACTTGCAATATCTACTGGATTAGAGTTTAAATTTGTTTCAAATCCAAATCCACCATTATATAGAGCAAACACTCTATTATAACCAGATTCTCCTCTAACTAAAATTCTACTATTTACAGTTTTACCTGAGGTAAATGAACTAAAATCAGTTACATATACCCAAGCAAACCAAGCAGATCCACTACGTGCTAAAGTTATAGTTGGAAATTGAATGTAATCATTACTACCATCAAAATTCATATAATTTGCTGAGAAACTAGGACTACCATATAAAGTCCCAGTTCTAGAGTTACCAGATAAATCAAAAATACTATCACCAGATCCTGGATAAGAACCAGGATTATTAGGATCAAATAATATTTCTAAACCATCAGTTGCTAAATTAGTTCCGTAAATTGCACTCATGATTCTACCTCCATTTCTACTTCCATCTTAGGTACATCCTTACGCTCTGCTTGTACCAAATAGAATGCATCACCACCACCAGTAACAATTTTATTATCACCAATGTGAATAACACAACGTTCACCAGGACCAATTCCAGTTAATTGAACTGTAATTGTATCTTCATCAACAAGTTGTAACCAGTAATCTGGTAGTGTAATTACACCATCCTTAACACGTCCACGAACATACACACCATGCTCAGGACCTTCAAGTGAACCATGCTGAAGTTTGTAGTTTTCTTTAGTTGGGTGATCAATAAGGAATGACTTACTCTTAGCAGAGAAAGTACCATTAACAGTTAACGTATGTGTTGGAGTATTAAGTCCAGTGAACATACCAACTCTTGAAGTGGTAACATCATTAGCATCAGATCTCTGATACATGCTGAAGACATGATCACCATTACTATTAGTAATTCTCAGAATGTCATTTGGAGAGATATTAGCATCATTCCAAATGTTCCATCTTACTGTACCTTGACGTGCAAGACCAATACCAATATCTCTGTCAAACGCATTATCAAGAGTCAAGAGTGAAGGATAACCAGCATCACTATCAAAGTTTTTAAAGAGAATACCAGCACCAGCAGCAGGTTGACCATATCCTGATCCACCAGCAGCATTAACTGTTAACTTAGAACCAATGTTTGCAGCGGTAACTCCGATACCGACGTTACCATTGTATCTGATTCTGACTCTTTCATAGAAAGTTGTATCACGAACACCAAATGCAAGATCAGCACGATAATCACCTGATTTAACTGCAGTAACTCTTGCAGAAGAATATCTTTGACCATCACTTGCTCTACCTGCTTGTAAGTAAAGTGATGCAAATGTAGAAGCATTTCCTGCTTCACTATTCAGAATTGCAAGTTCATGTGGGAATGGTGTATAAGTATTAGCGGTATTAAAGGTTGGGTTCCATGCAGTGGTGTTTGTAACTTCTTGTTTGAGTTGACCCGTTAAGGTTCCACCTGATAAAGGTAAGTTTTCAGAAGCAAGACCAATTAAATCACCATAAGCATTTCTAAATCCAATATCACCACTTGAATCTCTAATTACACCTTGACCATTTGCTGTTGCATCATATGCAGCATTAACACTATCAACACCATTTGCAAATGTAATGTTTCCTGCATGCCAGATATTGTTACCATTAACTTGAGCAGCATTTGCTTGGAAGTTAATAGTACCAGTACCAACAGTAGAAGTACCACCAGAAGCAAGAATTCTTACGTCGTAACCATCAGGATTTGGATCACCATTTGCTAGAGTAAATTCATTACCACTAGTAAAGAATCTAATTTGTCCACTTGTAGATTCTCTTTCATTTCCAAGAGAAATTACAGGATTACCTGTACCATCAGCAAATAATTTATGCTTATTAATTGAGTATGAAGATGAAGATGTTAATCCAAAATCAGCAATACTATAATAAGTTGCAGGGTTTACTGCTGTACCAAATTTAGTAACAGTGTTATTAAGAACACCAGAAATAAGTTCTGCTTCAACTTTAGTATGTGAAAGTTGTGATGCTCTATCCCATCTTACTCCACTTACAGTTCCATCATTTGGACCATGAATTGGAATAATATTAGGTCTTGAACTTACATAAGTAAATCCAACACTACCATCTGTTGCAGCACCTGCAGTATGAGAAGGTCCATTACCAGATGCAGAAGTTGTACCTGCAGTAGTAACTGTATAAAGGTATTGATTTGCAATTACTAAAGTACCAACTCCAAGAACTAAATTATTAGCATAATTTGTTGGTGTTCTAATAAAATCTACTGTAACGTAAATGTTATTATTGTATTGAACTTCTCTACTAGGTGGAATACCTTCAGAAACAAATCTAAATTCAGCAGTACCATTATACACAGCACCACTTGTATGATTTAATGAAGTAGTTCCAGATTTACCAGCAACAGTTACTTCATATAAGTAAACAGTTTCACCTAAAGTTCCTGCAATAATTACGTAAATTAATTGTCCTACTGTATAATCAGTTTCTGGATCAAAGTCAACTGCAGTAACATTTGAATATCCAAGTTCCCAAACATTATCTGCTTCATATTGTGGAGTAACATTTAATACGTTAATTGTACCTTGGTTAACGTTATTATCTGTGTAAAGGTTTAATGTATAGAAAGTATCTCCATTTTGGTTTGCACTAGATCCACCAGTGTCAAGAACTTGAAGATCATCATTGGTTAAAAGAATATTATCAAGAATAAACTCATAAACAGAACCATTGTTAATTTGAACTTGTGGATCAAATCTAGTAACACTTAATGAATCAATAACAGATTTAGGACTTAAACTTTGTGGTAATCTTCTATTTGAAAGATAACCGTTATTAATATTAACAGCAGATCTATAGAATATACCTGATTTAGTACCTAAGAATTCTGAATCCATTCCAGAACCAAGTCCTTGGTTCCCACTTGTCCATACCTTATACCAAGAACTCCATAAGTTATCATTAATTTCTGCAAGGTTAGCAGTCAATTCTGCACCAAGAGAACCTATAAAATCAAATACTGCAGTTCCAGATGTTGCTTGAGCAGCACCACTAGTATGAGTAGGATCAGTAGTTCCAGATGTACCTGATACAGTTACGTTGTATAATCTACCAAATCCAATAGTTTCTGGTACATATACTTTAGTGTTGATACCATATGTTTGTCCAGATGTCCATCTTACATAACCAGAATCATATTGACGACCATTTTTTAGTCCAAATACATTTTCAGGTAAAACACAAGTAAAGATTGCTGGAGCATTACCAGTTTCATTATATCCATAACCAGTGTCTACAATAGCAACATTAGAAATTTGACCAGAAGCATTGACTGTAATATCTGCTTTAAGTCCATATCCTTCACCACCACCTAGTTTTACTGACTTATATACTCCAGGAGTGTATCCATTACCTGCTTTTGTGATTGCAATAGAACCAACAAAGTTACCACCGTGACCACGAATCCATTGGTTATTATTATCAGTAAGTGCAATTTCAGTTATTGCATATCCATCGAACGTTGTACCATCAGCAGTACCTCTTCTTGATCCATAAACAGTATGATCGCTACCACCATCAAATAAATCGTTATCAGCATTCTTTTTCCATTGACCTCTAGTTCCAAGAGGTGCGTTAGAAGGTGCTTGAGTTGTTTGTCTAAGATCAGAAAGGTTAAGATTTAATGATTGAGTTGCAACACCAGTAACATCAATTGTATATACACCTGATAATCTGTTTTCATTTAATCTACCAGTATTAATATTGTCTGCATCTCTATAGTAACTACCTTCTTCTCCATCAAGTTTATCAGCATCTAATCCAGATCCACCACCAGTTTTAAGAGTAAGAGCACCATCAAGTCCAAAATCCCATTGAGATTTATAGAATCTCCAAACACCTACGTTACTAAAGTCGTCACCAGCAATAGTTAAGTTATCACCACGTTTAACATCAAGAGTAATATCATTAAAGAACTTAGAAACAGTTGCTTGTTTTGCCTCAATATCATGACCAGATCCAGATCCATTTACAGGTGCTGGTAATGTAGTAATATCAAAATCAGCATTATATCCAATACCACCTTCAACTACAGCAACTCTTGAAATAACACCATCATCTATAGTTGCAGTTGCAGCAGCACTGTTACCAACTCCTTGGAATTCAATTAAAGGTGCAGTAGAAAATCCACTACCACCATCAAGAATTCTAACTTCAGTAACAACACCTTGATTAGTAATTGCTTTACCAACAACGTTAACTATTACATTACCATTGCTATCTTTAAAAATAACTCTAGGAGGTTCTTCAGCAAATTGTACAGGAGTAACGTTTTCGTCAATAACTAAACGATATCCATTACCTCCATTAGTAACTGAGATACTCTTTACAGCACCATCAGATACTGTGAAATTAGCAATTAATCCACTACCTTGACCACCTGTTACTGTTTGTCCGTTGTATGTACCAGTTGTATATCCAGATCCACCATTTGTAATTTCAATAGCATCAATGTAACTTAATCTTGAGTTAGAAGAACCAAAAAGTAATGGGGTTTCTGTTGAAAGTGGTTTAAGTGAAGAAACTGCAGGAGCAAATGTAGAATCACCTCTAAGGAATGTGTTAGCATTCGCAGGGAAGTTTGCTGAAATATTTGCTAATCGTGATGGATTAATAACACCCGTTGTAATAGATCCAGCATCAATGTTAGTTGATGTCAACTGAACCCAGTTTGCTTCTAATGAACCAGATGTATTAACAACATTATTTACATTAACTGTTCGTGGAATATTAGTAGCAACAGGAGTATTTGCTGTTCCTCCCATTCCAGAATGACCTGAACAATAATAATAAAGAGTAGGAGTGCTTGCACCAACAACAATTGTTGTTTTTCCATCTACGCCAGGTGTTCCTGTTATTGTAACTCCTGTTGTGTATTCGGTTCCTCCACCATGTGTACCGTTTGCTGTTGTACTAAATCTGAAAGGGTGTGTAAGGTTACTGTTGTTAGATTGATCAAATTCGTATGTATTACCTTCTATTAATTCTAAAACAGGTGCTTCAACAGCATCTATATAAAACTTATTATTACCACTAAGATTATTTTGTACTGTTACATTATAAGTAATTGTTTCTGGAGGTGGTGGAATACTTGATTCATCATCAATTGCATCTCCAGCAGCAAATTTAATGTTACCAATTAAAGTAACTGCTAATCTACTTCTAATATTAACACTAGCACTTGCACTAGTTCCATTAGTACCAGTGTTATCAAATGTAACAGATGGAACTGATTCATAACCAGAACCTCTGGTAGTAATAGTAATTTCAGAAATACGGTTATTATCAATTGATACAGTACCTGCTGCAGCAACACCAACATATTCAAATGTTACTGTTCCATCGTTTGCTGATCCTGAAGTATGATTAGGACCACTTCCACCAGATGCAGTGGTACCAGATGTAGTTACATTATAAAGATTTCCATTTGCTGCAACTTGAGCACCAGAACTATAACCAGTGCTATTTGCATATTGAACACCAATAGTAATAGTAGGAGCAGAAGTATATCCAGAACCACCACTTACGATAGTAACAATTGGAGAAACCTCACCCTGAATATATGATGTTAGAGTACCTTGTGCAGTAGATGGAGTACCGCTTATAACAGTATTTGTAGTAAATTGGAAGTCAGGATTTGGAGTAAACTCAATAATTTGAGAGTATGAATCATTATTAAGAATATATGAAATATTGTTTGGTGCTAATTGAATTACAATATCACCAGCAAGTGGACCTTCTAATGCAAGACGACCTGCCAAATCTGGAACAGTAAAGACGTTAAATGGTCTTAATGCAGGAATTTGATCAATATTAATACGTCCAGTAGAATCTAATTGTACAAGGTTACCAGGTGAAGGTGTTGTACCATATGGTTGGTTTTTATAGTCACCATAGTTATTAGTAATATAACCTCTAATAGATGCTTGAGTTGCTAAGATTCTTTCACTTTGTTGTTCAGTAGATCCAAGAGAAATATCACCTAATTTATCATCTCCAGAGAATCCAACAATTTCAATGTCACCACCCTTAATTTTTAAGAATGCAACTTCTTCAATTTCAACAGTACCACCAAAGGTGATATTACCAGTTCTGTTTTCAATGTTAGCAAAATAACCAACTTTAAAGTTACCAAGTTCATCAGTACCTGATGCATAAACACGACCATTGATTTGTGATACCTGTTCAAAATCTTCAGTGTTTTCAGAACCTCTCTTACCACCATTTTGTGGAAGAGCATTATAGTCAATACCTGAACCAGAAAATTCCCAAGTATGAGAAGAAGAGTTACAAATAGATGGTCTATGAAGATTAATTACGTGATCAAGAAGTTTGTAACGAGTAGAGTTGTCAAGTAAGAATTGACCATCATTTCTAACAGCACCAGAAGGTAAAGTATCTGTTGAAGTTGGATTGTCAATAATTTCATCAATCAGTGCATTAAGAGTGTTAATTGCTGTTTGAACGTTAGCACAATCTGAATTACTATAAAGATCACTTGCAGTTCCTGTTTGACCAGCAGGACTGGATACATCATGAGTAACAGTTGTATCTACGTATGGAACTACAGTTGTGTATTGTGCAACATAATATCCTGCACTAGTTTCTGCAGTTGTTAATGTAGTGCCAATTTTTTTAAGTTGATTATTAATTGCTTTTTTGCAAAGAATAGTCGCTTCATCAAATACTGCCTTAGTTGCTGCAGTATATCCACTAATATGAGCAATAGCATTACTTTCTACATAGAGTTTACCTGCATCCCAAGTAAATGCGTTACCATCATCTCTAATATCATCAGCAATTGCTTGAACAATTAATTCAGTGTCTCTTATACACTTAGTGTAGTTTGGTGAGAATGAATGTGTATTGGAATATAGTTCTGTGTAAAATGCCTCTTCTGCAATGTATTTTTTATTTCTTTCAATAAGAACAGCAGCATCAGTATATCTGTTTGCATTACCAATCAGATACATATTAGCATCTGCTTGAACAGTTGCAGTGGTTTGACCTACTTGAAGAACAGAATCAATAAAGTATTCTGGGTTATTATTACCAGTTCTTAAAACTGATTTAATACCATCAATTTTAATAATATAATGTTCTCTAGGTTCTTGATTAATATCTGTAATTTCAAAAGATGGAGTACCAATCAAGTCAAAAGTAATATTATCAACTTTACCTACGTCAAAACTATAAGGATCTTCACGGAAACCAGTTGCTCTAAGTGAAAATAAACCAAAGTTAGATGCTGAGTTAGTTAGTGATGCATAACCACCAGATTCAACTAAAGCACCATCTCTTGTGAAGATACAGAAAACAGAAACTAACTGAGTGTATCCATCATTAATAACTCGATATCCAGTACCACCAAAAGAAATAATCGTAAACGCAGCAGCAACCATTGACTTACCTTGTTCAGGTAATCCAGGTCTAATAATATTAGGTGTAGCAACCTTAGCACCATCAATTTCACAACCAGATCCTCCAAGGAATGAAATTACTGAAGAGTTAAAGATGTAAGGTGAAACTTCAATAATAGGAAGATCTAAGAAGTTTCTAGCAAACGTAATAAATTTTGATCCATTATCTACAAATGTTTTTTCTGGTAAAGTTACAGCAGGAGCAGTTCCACCAGAAATTACTGTGTCAATAATTTCAAAGTAAGTGTAAATTGCTGATTGAACATTTGAACATACATAATCTCTATTTGCTTCATATGTGTTAGAAATTGTAGTGTCTCTAAAAGTAGTTTCAGATGATGTTCCTGCAGGTACTAAATTGTCAGATCTATAAAACTTAGATGTTGCAGTTGCATATGCAACAACTTCATCATAACTTGTTGCAATAGTAGTAAAATTAATACCAGGAGTATTTGCAATTACATTCCAAGCACGTCCGTCATAAGAACTTACTAATCCATCATCAGTTGTACACCAGAATTGATAACCATCATGATATAGTTTATTATTATTTTTACCAGATGGTGTCCTTGTAACACCACTTAATGATCCACCAGCAGTAACTGCACCAACATTAAGAGTAATTGTTGTAGCGGTTACAGAATTTATGTTTATTGCAGTATCATAATATGGATCACTAGGACGTGGGTATGCTTTCTGACTAGTATTACCATCTAAGTCACATGTAAATATTAATGAACCATTTTTAATTTTAACAGAATTACTTGTTGTTAATGAATGAGAACCAATAGTTAGTTCTAATAAACCTGTTGTTGGGTCATAAGTTGCGTTACTAACATCATGGTTTACATTAAATGATGTACCTGATTGAACTGCATTACTTACTGTACCACCTGCCCATGTATGATCTCCACCAGTAGCACCAATTGCATTAGTAAGAATATCAAACAATATAGTGATAGCAGATTTTACATTTGTACATTTGAAGGTTTCATCACCAGCAGGACCTACATTAACTGTAAATGTATTTGTAGTTACTGAAGATACCGCTAATATTCCATTATTTAATTCTGGTGTTGATTGAGATGCAGGATCAGTAGGTCTTGGATAAGTATGATTAGTGGCATTATTATCCATACCACAAGTAAATGTCAATCCATTATTTTCAATATAAATTGTAGATTCTGCTTTTTCAATACCATTTGTTACTGCTGATACAAATGTATGTGGATCTACATTAGTAGAGGGAGCACTTGCAAGAACTTGGACTGTAAAAGTATCTTGTGTTACGTTACTAACTGCTAACCAACGTCCACTTGCATAATCTCCTGGACGAGGATATGATTTTTCTGCTGCAGCACCTGTAGCACCGTT